CGAATGGGTACAACTTGCTGTAACTGGCAAAATTAATAATTGTTGGAAACGTATGCAACAGAACTGGACTAATCAACTTATGGATGACGAATCTTTTACTGACCCTATTCCATCAAATAAAGATGACTTTGTTAAATTGATAACTGCAAGGTCAGATTACAAGGACAGGGCTACGAGAGACAAAGAAGAACAGTCGATATAAATAACTTTATACCTCTAGTGGATTCTAGGGGTGGACAAAAGGAAAAAAATAATGGCGATTACAAAACGTACAGAAGAAGATAAAATTGAAGTAGTAGGCGAGTTCAAGCACATTCAAGTGAGAACTGCTACTATTATTGAAGAAGATGGTGTAGAACTTTCAAGAAGTTTCCATAGACATACTGTCTCACCAGACTCAGATTCATCTGGAGAAAGTGCAGACGTAAAGGCAATGGTTGCACAGTTTCATACTGATACAGTCAAGGCTGCATACAAAAAACATCAAGAAGATAACACACCAGCATCTGAATAAATATATGCATGACTGATGCAAATCACTATCTTGGCAATCCCCTTCTAAAGAAAGCAAATGTTCCTGTCGAATGGACAGAAGAACAGATTCTTGAATACAAGAAGTGCATGGAAGACCCCATGTATTTCTGTCAAAAGTATATCAAGATTGTCTCTCTAGATGAGGGGATTGTTCCATTTAATATGTTTCCATTTCAAAAAGAGATGGTTGGAACTATTCATAGTAACAGATTTACAATATGTAAGTTACCCAGACAGTCTGGTAAGACAACAACAATCGTATCATATATTCTACATTACGTTCTATTCAACCCAAGTATGAATGTTGCAATCCTTGCCAACAAGGCTGCGACTGCAAGAGATATTCTTTCCAGATTACAACTCGCATATGAAAACCTACCCAAATGGTTACAACAGGGAGTAATGTCTTGGAATAAGGGTTCTCTGGACTTAGAGAACGGTTCTCGTATTGTTGCATCATCCACATCGTCTAGTGCGGTTCGTGGTGGTTCATTCAACATGATATTTCTAGATGAGTTTGCCTTCGTGCCACACAATGTCGCAGAGGACTTTTTTAGTTCTGTGTATCCTACAATATCATCTGGTAAAACAACCAAGGTGATTATTGTTTCTACACCAAACGGAATGAATCTATTCTATAAGTTATGGAGTGATGCAGAAACGGAAAGAAACACATACGTTCCAATTGAAGTTCATTGGTCAGAAATTCCAGGCCGTGATGAAAAGTGGAAAGACGAAACTATTGCAAATACGTCACAAGAACAGTTCAATCGTGAGTTTGAGTGTGAGTTCTTGGGGTCTGTCAATACACTTATTCATCCAACAAAGATTAAATCGTTTCACTATGATGAACCAATTAAGAAGAATGCTGGATTGGACGTATATAAAAATCCAGAAGAAGGACACACATACGCACTTGTAGCGGACGTTGCAAGGGGTACAAACAACGATTACTCTGCATTCCTAGTGTTTGATGTATCACAATTACCTTATAATATTGTTGCAAAGTATCGTGACAATCAAATAAAACCTCTACTGTTTCCAACAATAATTCATCAAGTCGCAAGAGGATACAATCAAGCATATGTGATGATTGAGGTAAATGACATTGGAGAACAGGTCGCAACTGCAATGCAGTATGACTTAGAATATGACAATTTAGTTATGGCATCTATGCGTGGTCGTGCTGGTCAGATTCTTGGTGCTGGTTTCTCTGGGGGTAGAGCGCAACTTGGAGTTAGAACAACTAAAGCAGTAAAGACTTTGGGATGTTCTAATCTTAAACAAATGGTTGAAACTGATAAGTTAGTTATTAATGACTACGAATTAATTGATGAGTTATCAACATTTGTACAACATGGACAGTCATATCAAGCAGAAGAAGGACACACAGATGACCTCGCAATGTGTTGTGTGTTGTTTGCATGGATGACAAACCAACAATACTTTAAAGAACTCACTGATATTGACCTTAGAGAAAAGATGTTTTTAGAACATCAAAATCAACTAGAACAGGACATGGCTCCATTTGGTTTCTTTACTGATGGGTTGGAAGATGAAAATATCGGTCAGATGGTAGATGAGTATGGTACAAGGTGGTCACCAATCGTAAGGAATTACGATACAAATTGGTAAAACCCTATATAATTTCAATAATATCATTTTCCATTTTGAGGTAACAATTTGCACATACAATCTTAGATTGGTCGATTAACTTTATGACTTCTTGTCTAGATTGTGTATTAAGACCCTTACGCTTAGAAAGAGAACGGATTTTAGAATTATGTGGATAGAACTGTAGACAAGCAGTCTCTCGTTCTCCACAATGACAACAAGATTGATTTGCAAGGAATTCATTGACCCAGATAACTCTCATACGATAGTTTCTCTTAGTCACTTCTTTTATGGTTTCCTTGTATTGTTTATAATGAGACATGAATCTATTTATATGCAGTGGTGCATATAAAAATGGGTTTTCAAAACTTAATAATACTAAATATATGAGAAGTGAACAACTTTAATATAAAGTAATAGGAGAAACAAAAATGCCTTTTCAATTATCGCCTGGTGTTCTTGTTAAAGAGATAGACCTTACTAATATCGTTCCTGCTGTAGCAACCTCAATCGGTGGCATGGCTGGTGCCTTTCAAAAAGGCCCAGTTGGTGAAATCGTTGCTGTTGGTTCAGAGAAAGAATTAGTGGATATCTTTGGTAAACCAAACGGAAGTAACTTTGAGACATGGTTCACCGCTGCAAACTTTTTGCAGTACGGTAACGCACTCAGAGTTGTTCGTGCAACATCTGCCATTGTAAATGCTACAAGTGGTGGTTCTGGTTTGCTTATCAAGAGTACAGATGACTACTTAAATAACTATTCTGCTGGACAAGGTTCAGCTGGTGAATGGGGTGCAAGAACTGCTGGAACACATGGTAACTCACTTGGAGTATCAATATGTTCAAACGCATCTGCATATGAACAAAACTTTGCTGGAAACGCCAATACACTTGGTGTAACAACTGGTACTCCTGCTATTGGTGCAACTACTGTTGGAGTTGACACTGGTGGTGGTTCTGCTGGTGCTGGTGGAGCTGCATACAATGTCGGTGACATTGTACATTTCCAAGAAGCAGATGGTCAAGAATACGAGATTACTGCAATCTCAACTGACAATCTAACAATTAAACAATTAGACAATCCAAACGGTGGTGGTCTTAAAACTGCTCTTGCTGCTGCGACAAATGTTCGTAGACGTTGGAGATTTTATGACTTGTTTGATGCTGCTCCAGGCACATCAACATATGCAACTGGTAAAGGTCTTATCGGTGATGAAATGCACGTTGTTGTATTTGACAGAACTGGTGATATCTCTGGTTTCAGAGCAGATACAAATGGTGAAAGAACTAATGCTGTTCTTGAAACATTCCCATTCGTATCACAGGCTGCATCCGCTAAGACTTCACAGGGTGGAACAAACTTCTATCCAGACGTAATTTACGGACAGTCAAAACTTATATACTGGTTAGACCACGACTCTTCATTGAGTAATGCTGGTACAGACCCAGTTGCTGGTACTACATTTGCATCAACTGCTGGTAAAGGTGGTGTTAAAGATGACAACCTTTCTGGTGGTACAGATGACTATGCAGTAACAGTTGGTGAACTCGCACTTGCATACGATGAGTTTGCAGATGCAGAAACAGTTGACGTAAACCTTCTGATGGCAGGAACTTCGCCCGCTAGTGCAGACGGTGTGTCTCATGCGACTAAAATGATTGACATTGTAGAAGCAAGAAAAGACTGTGTTGCATTTATCTCTCCTCGTAGAGCAGATGTTGTGAATGTGTCTTCTGCACATACACAGGGTTCAAATGTCAAAGGTTTCTTTGATAGTCTTGCAAGTTCGTCTTATGCAGTATTCGATAGTGGATACAAGTATATGTACGACAAGTTCAATGATACGTTCAGATACGTTCCTTTGAATGGTGATATTGCTGGTCTTTGTGCAAACACAGACAATGTTGCAGACCCATTCTTCTCGCCTGGCGGTTTCAACAGAGGACAAATTCGTGGTGCAGTTAAACTTGCGTTTAACCCAACCAAGGCACAAAGAGATATTCTCTATCCTGCTAGAGTTAATCCTGTTGCGACATTCCCAGGCCAAGGTACAGTGTTGTTCGGTGATAAAACTACACTAAGTAAACCAAGT